ATCACGCAACGACCTTGAGGCGAGATGGACTTTCAACATTCCTTCGCTCACCCGTAAAGTCGAGGGCGTCAATGCCGGTCACTTGATTGAGATTGGTGCGCGGCCAAACACAGGCAAGACATCCTTCCACGCCAGCTTGATTGCCAGCCCCGGTGGCTTCGCACACCAAGGTGCCAACTGCATTATCCTGTGTAATGAGGAGGGTTATCACCGTGTGGGTGCCAGATACCTCACCGCTGCAACAGGTATGACTATGCAGGAAATCAAGGCAAACCCCGGCAAGGCGCGTGACTTGTATCAGCCAGTGAAAGAACGCATCAAGATTAAAGATGCCACTGGCCGTGACATGGCGTGGGTGGAGAGCATCTGCAAATCCTACAAGCCTGACCTTGTTCTTCTGGACATGGGTGACAAGTTTGCAAAGACAGGCGGGTTCGCTCGTGCAGACGAGGCACTGAAAGCCAACGCCATTCATGCTAGGCAGATTGCCAAGCAACATGATTGCGCCGTGTTCTATATGTCACAGTTGTCTGCGGATGCAGAGGGCAAGGTTCTCTTGAACCAGAGTATGATGGAGGGCAGTCGCACCGGAAAGGCTGCGGAAGCAGACCTGATGATTCTGATTGCCAAGAACCCACCCGTAGATAATCAGGACGAGGAAGACACAGAGCGTCATTTGAATGTTGTAAAAAATAAGTTGTCAGGCTGGCACGGTGTGGTACACTGCCAACTCGATTACAAGACAGCGAGGTATGAAGTATGAAATTAACTCTTGATGTAGAGAACACCGTCACCCACCGGGGTGGCAAAATGCACCTTGACCCATTTGAGCCAGAGAACACACTGGTCATGGTGGGTATGCTGACTGACCAAGGACAGTGCCTGACGTTCCCATTTGACCACGCTGACCATCCTAATCAGGATGACTACTACGAGCGTGTGCAGATGCTTCTTGACGAGGCCACTGTTCTTATCTGCCACAACGCAGCGCATGACCTGCTGTGGCTATGGGAATCAGGATTCAAGTACGATGGCCCCGTGTTTGATACGATGCTGGCAGAGTATGTCATGCAGCGTGGACAGAAGGAGCCACTGTCTCTTGAGGCATGTGCGGAGCGTTATGACCTTGATACCAAAAAGCAGGACACACTCAAGGAGTATTTTGCAAAAGGGTACAGCACCCGTGATATCCCATACAATGAATTGACGGAATATCTGATTGCTGACCTTGAAGCCACACAGCAGCTTGCAGACAATCAGATGTTGCGCCTCAATCGGCAGGAAGATGCTGGCCTGAAAGGCACAGTGGAATTGACAAATGAGGTGGCTGTTTGCCTTGCACGTATTTATCAACGTGGGTTCAGTGTTGATATCAGCAAGCTGCAGGAGGTGCGTCAAGAATTTGAACAAGAGAGGCGTCAACTTGTTGACAACTTACAACAGCATGTCCATCGTCTGATGGGTGATACGCCTATCAACTTGAACAGCCCAGAGCAGTTGTCTTGGGTTATCTTTGGCCGCAAGGTTATGGACAAGACCGATTGGGCTAATCGCATTGACCCATATATGTCGGAGTCAGATTTCCGCGATACCATAATGATGGGTACCAAGAAGCTGATGAAAACAAGAGCAGAACAATGTTCGTCCTGTTCTGGCACAGGTCAGGTGCGTCGTATCAAGAAAGATGGCACACCCTTTGCCAAGCCTAGTCGTTGTAAAGACTGTGACGCTACAGGATTTCTGTTCAAGGAAACAAAAGAATTTGCGGGACTACGGTTCAAGCCACCGTCACCAAAATGGTTCAGTGCAAATGGTTTCAGTACAAGCAAGCAAAACCTGCAGGTGCTTGAAGGTGCCGCACGAGCCAAAGGTATGGATGACGCTGTAGACTTTCTGTACAAAGTTCGTAGGCTCAGTGCCGTCGATACATATCTTTCCTCCTTCGTGGAGGGAATTGCCACGCACACCAAGGCCGATGGCAAGCTACATGTACGGCTTCTGCAGCACCGCACAGCCACAGGCCGTCTATCGGGGGCAGACCCAAACATGCAGAACATGCCACGTGGTGGTACGTTCCCTGTAAAGAAGGTGTTTGTCTCCCGCTTCGATGGTGGTAAGATTATGGAAGCAGACTTTGCACAGCTTGAGTTTCGGGCTGCTGCATATTTATCGCAAGATGGAGTTGCAATTGAGGAAGTATCTACTGGGTTTGATGTACACGCATACACCGCTGAAGTTATTACCGATGCTGGTCAGCCTACGAGCCGACAGGATGCGAAGGCGCATACATTCGCGCCGTTATATGGAGCGACTGGCTTTGGAAGAACACCAGCGGAAGCAGAATACTACACCCACTTCACGCAGAAATACCAAGGCGTGGCCGATTGGCACACCCGATTGGCTAAAGAAGCTATAGGCACAGGTAAAATTATCACACCATCTGGGCGTGAATTTGCCTTTCCAAACACTGAACGTAAGTCAGGTGGCCGTGTCACCAACTTCACTCAGATAAAAAACTATCCGGTGCAATCATTTGCTACGGCAGATATTGTACCAATTGCACTACTTCACATAGATAAATTGCTTGACGGCATGCAATCATGTGTGGTAAATACTGTACACGACTCGATTGTCGTGGACGTTCACCCTGACGAGGAAAGGAGTGTTATTGAAATAATACAGGAGACTAACAGGGTGTTGCCTGACTTGATTACCATACGTTGGGGGTTGGTATTCAATGTTCCACTGGAATTAGAGGCAAAAATTGGCCCCAACTGGCTTGACACGAAGGACATATCCTGATATAACTATCGCACTTTGCAAATTGAAAGGAGTAAAAACCATGACGCAATTGACAACAATTGATACCAACAACTTCGCAGCTATGGCGAAGGCTATGGGTATCGCGGGTGAAGCGGAAGGTAAGGAGAAAGCAAGCACTCTTGCTCGTCTCCGCATCAACCACTCACCTATTATCGGCTCTGACAAGGTGCTGGTTAAAGGAGGAACATACAAACTGGACATCCCTGATGGCCCCACGTATTACGGCGGGTCAATCAAAATGCGTCCGTACATGCAGCGTTTTATGTACAAGCGTTTTGTGAAGGGCGACAGCAAGGTGCCAAACAAGTACATCAAGACTTTGATGGCGGATAACTTGAACATCGACCTCAAAGACAACGAGGGCGGGTTCAACTGCGGTAAGCCAGCGGGTTACATCAAGGACTTCAAGGCTCTGCCAGAGAAGATGCAAGACTTAATCAAACAGATTAAGCGTGTGCGTGTCGTCTTCGGTACACTTGAAATGACCGACGTTGTGGACTCGCAGGGTAACAAAGCGGAGATTGACAGCACCCCCTTTATTTGGGAGATTGACAATCGTGATGCTTTCAAGATGGTGGGCGATAGCTTTACCAAACTTGCAAAGATGAAGCGTCTTCCTGTGCAGCACATGATTACTGCCAACACAGAAGAGCGTAAGCTGCCCAATGGCAGTAGCTTCTATCTTCCTGTCGTGTCATTAAACTTGACTGATACGCTGCCCCTTACGGATGAAGAGCAGACCATGTTTGCAGACTTCATGTCGTGGGTAGATAATTACAACAGTTACATCACCAATGCATGGTCTGAAAAGGCCAATGCTCATATGGATGATGATGAAGTCAGCGTAGTGGACGACATTGTTGACATTGAAATGGAAGAAGAGGTAGCATAATGAAACATCCTGCTGAACTGGCCCTGCATCAATACATGGAAAATGCTGTTGCTGGCAAAACTCAAATGTCAGATGACACCATCAAACAAGTAGCCGACGATATATCTGAAGCAATGCAACGCCAGTTTGGCGGGTCAAAGCGAGGCGACTTTCGGTTACGTATGTCAAACATTGGTAGGCCATCTTGCCAGTTGTGGTACGATAAAAACAAACCGGAAGTTGCTTTGCCTTTTCCCACTACATTCATTATGAATATGATGCTTGGAGATATAGTCGAGGCTGTCTTCAAAGGCTTATTAAAAGAAGCAGGAGTAAAATATGAAGAACCTGAAAAGGTTACTCTGGAGTTGGATAGCGCATCCATTGATGGAACCTACGATATTGTTATTGATGGTGCTGTTGATGATATTAAATCCGCATCTAATTGGTCTTATAACAACAAGTTTGATTCTTTTGAAACATTAAAAGAGTCAGACGGCTTTGGATACTTGGCCCAGCTTGCAGGTTACGCTAAAGCCTCTGGCAAACGTGCAGGAGGATGGTGGGTAGTGAACAAAGCCAATGGAGAGTTTAAGTATGTACCGGCATCTGGTATGGACGTAGACGAAGAAGTCAATAAAGCAGAGAAGACAATTCAAAAGCTAGAAAATAATGAATTTTCAAGATGTTTTGAGCCAGAGCCAGAAAAGTTTCGCGGTAAAGAAACTGGCAATATGGTCTTGAATAAGAATTGTAACTTCTGTTCGTATAGACACGATTGCTGGCCAGAGATGGTCGAGAAACCTGCAGTTATGTCACAAGCAAAGGAGCCAAAAATTGTTTCTTACATATCGCTAGCAGACGAATACAAGTCGAATAAAGACTTTTTCACGGGCCGGGCAATGTAATGCCTAACGCAAAGCAATTCCGTGCAGCGCGAAAGTATGGGTATAGGAGTGGGTTAGAGCATAAGCTATCCCTTTATTTGGATGAACTCAAAGTCAAGTATGACTACGAGAACATGAAAATTGAATGGGAAGACTTGGCCTACCGCAC